AGTAGGTTCGCCTACTTCTGAATAATAGTTATTCACTATTAAACTTTGTTGTCAGTCAACTGGCATCTGGGTTTTTTAGCCTCTAGCGAAGATTTGGTCGAGAGTAATCTCGATTGGGTAGTTAATTGGTCGGATAGATATAGGAAAGAATTGGAAACATATATGACCCTATCCCTGTTTCCAGGGGTTTCACTAGTCTATTTCGATAAAATTAATTAAGCCCAAATGGTCTTTTTGTAGAACCATCCCTACCAAGGGTACCTGCGGCCTTTTGATAAAAAAGAAACCGAAGTTTAATCTACTCTACTTAATAAGAAATAAATAATTATGATAAAAAATCTAAATTATTCATCCTTACCATCCAGTATAACGGATGTTGTAGAGAAAATTAATGGTATTATCCCTGTAAAAGGGGGTAGACCACTATTGAGACGATTTATACAAATCGTTCCTCTAGTGGTGGGGAAACTTAATAGATCGTGGGTCAAGATCTTCTTAGTTTATTCGAACAAACTTTATCTCTTGCATAAAGCTGGTGGAATGAGTTTTGTAAGTCTGTATTGCAAAACAAGTTCCATCATGCTTCAACAAGCGATAGGGGGAGAACGGGTCCATGACCTCTCACCCTTCGGGGCGAGAGTGTCACGTACAAAAAGCGGGTTCCCAAGGATTATTCCAGCTCTTCAACGGGCTCGGATACGTCGGGGCGAGAAGGGTGTGATTCGTGCGTGGATGACTTTATTCGGAATATATCGAATACTAGAAGTCCCGTACAAGTTACGTCTTTCTTCCATTACGGATCCGGGTGCACCTTTACCAGGTGAGTACCTTCATGAGTTTTCAGTCTTTGTGACTGAGCACTTCATACCGTCTCTTCGACGGTTAGGAGTTGATGGTAAATTTATCAACGCCGTGAAGGACCCTTTGAAGTTTATGGGTAAACTAAGGGCAAAACCTTTCCTGATCAATAAATCTTCACCCACAAGGTCTTCATCGACCGGGCAAGTAGACGAGATGGCAACACCTCTATCTACTTCCATGGGTTCTATTCGGGCCGCGGCTTTCGCTTGGCGAAAGTCGGACCTTTTCCCCATGCTTGAAGCATGGTGTAAAATGACAGGATCTATTTGGATCCTAAATCGAATAGAAACCTGGGCTCCTCAAGGGGACTCTCCGAAAGGAGAAATCTCTCTGGGGAAGCTCGGGTTGAAGTTTGAACCTGCAGGGAAGGTGAGGGTATTCGCTATGGTGGATTGCTTCACGCAATGGATGATGAATCCGTTACATAAAGCAATATTTGATTTGTTAAATCAAATCCCACAAGACGGAACTCATGATCAGCTTAGAC